GTTTGCTGCTGGCGGCGTCATTCAAAGCCCGATCGCGTTCCCGCTCGGTGGCGGCCAAACCGGCATCGCGGGCGAGCGCGGGGCTGAAGCCATCATGCCGCTAGCACGCGGTCCCGACGGCCGGCTCGGGGTCGCGGCCAGTGGTGGCGGCGGCTCCGGTATGACCGTCAACTTTACCGTCACCGCCACTGACGCCCAGAGTTTCATGCGCAGCGAAACGCAAGTCGCCGCCATGCTGTCGCGCGCCGTCACGCTTGGCCAGCGCAACCTCTGAGCCAGCGCAACCCTAGATCCCTGAACGAGCGACCCCCGCCATGCAATTCCACGAGATCCGCTTCCCGACCGACATCTCGCTCGGGTCGCAAGGCGGCCCCGAGAGGCGCACCGACATCGTCACGCTCGGCTCAGGGTTTGAGGAGCGCAACGCCCGCTGGGCCGACAGCCGCCGCGTCTACAACGCCGGCTATGGCGTCCGCTCGCTCGACCAGCTCCACGCGGTCATCGCCTTCTTCGAGGAGCGCCGTGGCCAGTTGACCGGCTTCCGCTGGCGCGACCCCGCTGATTATAAATCATGTCCGCCAGGCGCCACACCGCAAGCCACCAACCAGCGGATCGGCACCGGCGACGGCAACACCACGACGTTCCAATTGTCGAAAACCTACGGCTCGGCCTACGCGCCGTATACGCGCGCCATCACCAAGCCCGTCGCTGGCACGGTTGCCATTGCGGTCGCCGGAACGGTCAAAACACCTGGCACGCAAGTCACGATCGACGTCACGTCGGGGCGGATCGTCTTTCTCCCCGGTCACATCCCGGCGACGGGGGCTGCCATCACAGCCGGGTTTGAATTCGACGTCCCGGTCCGCTTCGACACCGACCGCCTCGACGTGTCTGTGCGCGGCTTCAACCACGGCGCGATCCCCAACATCCCGATTGTCGAGGTCCGCTTGTGAGCGGCCGGTGAAGAGACAGACCTTGAGGAGGCTCATGTGAGACAATTCAGTCCCGATTTCGCTGCGCATATCGCGTCGGGCGCAACGACGTTATGCTGGTGCTGGCGTATTACTCGCCAGGACGGCACTCGCCTCGGCTTCACCGACCACGACCGCGCCATCGCTTTCGATGCCACGACGTTCGAAGCGGCGAGCGGGTTTTCGTCGAGCGAGATCACCGAGAGTCTCGGCCTGTCGGTCGACAACCTCGAAGTTCAAAGCGCAATCTCATCCGACCGGCTGGCGGAAGCCGACCTTGCCAGCGGCGCCTACGATAATGCCGATGTCGAGATCTTTCGCGTCAACTGGGCCGAGCCGTCGCAGCGCGCGCTCGTAAAAGCCGGCAGCCTTGGCGAGGTCCGCAGGGCAGGACACGCGTTTGCTGCCGAAGTGCGCGGGTTATCGCATTTTCTCAACCAACCCAAGGGCCGGTTGTTCCAGTACGGCTGCGATGCCGACGTTGGCGATCCGCGCTGCGGCATCGACTTGACGCTCCCGGCGTATCGCGGCCTTGGAACCGTCGTTGCCATCGACAGTGCGCGCCGCTTCACGGCATCCGGGCTCGGCGGCTATGCGTCGGGCTTCTTCGCCCGGGGGCTTTTGACGTTCACATCGGGTGCTGCAAACGGCCAAGCGATCGAGGTCAAGGAGCACTCGATTGTCGATACCACTGCAACAATCGAGTTGTGGGCGCCCGCTCGCCTGCCACTTTCCGCCGGCCAGACGTTCCGCATCACAGCGGGTTGCGACAAGCACCTCGCCACATGCCAGGCCAAGTTTTCCAACGTCGTCAACTTTCGTGGGTTTCCGCACATGCCGGGCAACGACTTCATCATGCGCGGCCCACGATGACCAACCGCATGCCCACCCCAAATAGCGTTGACGCGGGTAGCGTCGGAGCGGGCGAAGCCATTGCCGCCATCGCTCGGGGCTGGCTTGGCACACCCTATCACCACCAAGCGAGCGTTCGCGGTGCCGGTTGCGATTGCCTCGGCCTCGTGCGCGGCGTCTACGCCGAATACACCGGACATACGCCCGAGACGCCGCCAGCCTACTCTGCCGACTGGGCCGAGAGCGATGGCCGTGAAACCATGCTGGACGCCGCCGCCCGCCATCTCACGCCGTGCCCGCTCGACGACCTCGCGAGCGGCCGTGTCGTCATCTTCCGCCTCAGACCCGGTATGGTCGCCAAACACTCGGCAATCCTCACCTCGCCGTCATCCATGATCCACGCCATCGAAGGCGCACCCGTCGCCGAGGTCGCGCTCACGCCGTGGTGGCGCCGGCGCATCGCCGCCGTTTTCGCCTTCCCGCGCTAACTCCTCCCGAGCCTATTCGCCTCCGGCCGCCATCCCTCCAACTGACCTGATCCCCATGGCCACACTTGCACTTGCCGCCGTTGGTTCCGCCATCGGCGGCGCCCTGCTGCCGTCCGGCATCGGGGCTCTCGGCGTGTCGCTATCGGGTGCCGCGCTCGGCAGCCAGGTCGGAACACTTGCCGGATCGTATATCGATCAGGCGCTGTTCGGCTCGTCGGGGCGCACCCGCAACGTCCAAGGCCCACGCATTTCCGACCTCCAGGTCGTGGCCTCGACCGAAGGTGCTGCGATCCCTCGGGTTTACGGCCGCGTCCGCGTCGGCGGCCAGATCATCTGGGCGACCACGATCGAAGAGCGCGCAACAACCACGACCTCGCAAGCACAGCGCGGCGGGAAAGGTGCCGGCGGCGGTGGTGGCGGCGGCACGGCGACGACGACGACCGCCTACGCCTACTTTTCCAACTTCGCCGTTGCCCTCACCGAGGGCGAGATCGGTGGCATCGGCCGGGTGTGGGCCAACGGCACGGAGCTCGACCTCTCGCAGATCACCCATCGTGTCTACACCGGATCAGACACGCAAGCGCCCGACAGCCTGATCTCGGCGCGGATGGGTGCATCGGTGACGCCCGCTTACCGTGGCACGGCCTACGTTGTGTTTGAGGGCCTTGCGCTGGCGCCGTTCGGCAACCGCATGCCGCAGTTGTCGTTCGAGGTCTACCGGCCGATCGAGCCATTCGCCAAGGCCGTCCGCGCGGTCGTCATGATCCCTGGCGCCGGTGAATTCGTCTACGATCCCTCACCCGTCATTGCCGTCCATGGCACTGGCGGATCGACGCCTGAAAACACCCACACCCGGCAAGGCGGGACCGACTGGCAAGTCTCGCTCGACTCGCTGTCGGCGACCCTGCCGAACGTAAACTCGGTGTCGCTCATCGTATCTTGGTTCGGCATGGACCTGCGCGCGGGCTCGTGCCAGTTGCGTCCCGGCGTCGACCGGCGCGACAAGTCGACCTCACCTTACGCCTGGAGCGTGGCTGGGCAGACGCGGGCCAACGCTCATCTCGTTTCTGAGAAAGACGGCCGCCCAGCATATGGCGGCACGCCATCGGATACGTCCGTCGTTGCTGCGATCCGCGATCTCAAATCGCGCGGCCATGCTGTGACTTTCACGCCGTTCATCTTGATGGACATCGCCGATGGCAACGCTTTGCCAAATCCCCATGGCAGCGCATCACAGCCATCGTACCCATGGCGCGGGCGCATCACGCTTGCCGTTGCCCCCGGTCGGCCGGGCACCACCGACAAGACGCCTGCGGCTGCCAGCGAACTTGCCACCTTCATCGGCACGGCCAGCCCCGCACAATTTTCGCTGTCAGGCGATTTGGTCATTTATTCCGGGCCAACCGAGTGGTCCTACCGCCGGATGGTCCTGCACCAAGCCATGCTGGCCAAAGCCGCTGGCGGCGTCGACACGTTCGTCCTTGGCACCGAACTGCGTGGCCTGACCGTTCTGCGCAGCGGGCCGACGACGTTTCCGTTCGTCGCCGCGCTCATTGCACTTGCCGCCGATGTCAAAGCCATCCTCGGCCCGGCCACGAACGTCACCTACGCCGCCGACTGGTCAGAATATTTCGGCTACCACCCTACCGACGTTTCCGGCGATGTGCTGTTCCACCTCGACCCACTTTGGGCTTCGCCGTCGATCGACGCCATCGGCATCGACCTTTACTGGCCGCTGTCAGACTGGCGCGATGGCCGCAACCACATCGACTATCTCGCCGGCACGCGGCAGATCCACGACCTCGACTATCTCAGATCGAACGTCACCGGCGGCGAGGGTTTCGACTGGTATTACGCCAACGATGCCAACCGGCAAAACCAAGTGCGCACGCCGATCACGGACGGCCTCGGCAAACCGTGGGTCTACCGCTACAAAGATATCCGTGCGTGGTGGCAAAACACGCATCACAATCGCATCGCTGGTGTCGAGAGCCCGACGCCAACCTCGTGGGTCCCGCAATCCAAGCCGTTCTGGTTCCTGGAAATCGGCTGCGGCGCCGTCGACAAAGCGTCGAACGAACCCAACGTCTTTGTTGACCCTAAAAGCAGTGAAAATGCCCTGCCACGCTTTTCTCGGGGCACGCGCGACGACCTCATCCAACGGCGTTACCTTCAAGCGATCACCGAAACGTTCGACCCCGCCGATCCCGGCTACGCGGGCCATAATCCCGTGTCGTCGCTCACTAGCAAGCGCATGGTCGATACCAGCCGCATCCATATCTATGCCTGGGACGCGCGGCCGTATCCGGCATTTCCTGCCAACACCGCCGTGTGGGGCGATGGTCCCAACTGGCGCCTTGGACACTGGCTCAACGGCCGGTTTGCCAGCGCCGGGGCTGGCTCCATGATCGCTGCCATCCTCGATGATTACGGCTTCACGCGCTACGACACGTCGGCGGTCTCCGGCACGGCTGCAGGGTTCGTCATCGACCGGGCGATGTCGGCACGCGAAGCGATCCAGCCGTTCGAACTCGCCTATTTCATCGATACCATCGAAAGCGACGGCCTCGTCCGTTTCCGCCAGCGCGGCGCTGATCCCGCCGCGATCGTGCTCGGACCCGATGACCTCGTCGAGACAAAGCCGACCGAGCCGCTGCTCACACT